CGGAGCCGTCTCTGGGTTGAAGTTGGCTCTGCCGATGTAAATCTGACCGTCCTCAAGAGGATTTCCCAGAAGGTCAAAGAAGATCGGGAATGGGCTGAGAATGCGCGTGGACATTATTTGGACTCCTTCTTTGGTGTTTCTTTTCGAGTCTCTGCTTGAATTGCTGAGGTTAAAATTCGGTAAGCATTTTGTTCTGCTGCGGTTCCTTGCGGTGCGGTAGAAAGCCGCACAAGAGCGCGGCGAACAGGCTGGGAGTTGTACACCCTAGCAGTAAGACCAAGCCCAACCCCTAATCCTGCGGCTGTTCCAGCAATCGCTGCGGCTGCTTCTGGATGTGTTGCTGCCTTATATCCCAAAAGGCTTCCAACAGCAGTTTTTGCTAGTTTTGTAATAGCGGAAGCAACTTGTCCAGGCACAGCTTGTACTCCAGTTTCAGCGTTTGGAGCAAATCGCTGACTGCGTTCAGTAAGTTGAATTGCACGCGCAAGTCCTGTTAATTCAGACTGTTGAGTTGTAGTAAAAGAAACCCTAAGATTACTAGATATGTCATCTACCTGACTCAAGAATCTTGTTGGACTGAACTGCCCCTTAAAAGTTGAGTCTTCGTAAGCTTTTTGCATTATTGCCGTGCGCAGATTGCGGCGGCCAACTTCACTTAACTGACCATACAAAACAGCCTGCGTGCTTTCAGGGGCGTTAAAAATAAGCCTCCTAATAACCTCTGGAGTTTCACGTCCTGTATTCAGAACGTGATTGATAGCCGCCACTTCTCTTTCCCTGTTTAGCCTAGTGATAGCAGCATTCGCAACTCTCCATCTTGTTAAGTCATTTGGCCTTCCATGTTGTTGAATAAATGCAGCAATATCTTCATTTATTGGGCCATATAAATTGCTTATTGCTGCATTTCCTTGTGTGCGAACATTGGCTAAATTTGGAGCATCAAAAAGCTCTCCAGCACTTTGTCGAACACTTTCTACTACGGCTAAATTTCCACCAACTAAAGCATTTCTAAATCTTTGAACTACTCTAACGGCATTTATAAGAAGCGTATTTTGGCGAAGCCGATTGATAGTGGCGTCGATTGCAGGCAAAGAGTTTGTAAGTGGAACAGGAAGCGGCGAAGCTGCCGCTGCTGCTTCCATTGCCTGTAGCCGTTGTATCTGATATCGCCGAAGAATTCTTCTCCTGCGACTGTCAAAAGATTGAAAAACGGCTGTCAAAGCAGGAGCCATATTCGTCTGACCTAAATCAGACATCTGTACTCCAAATCTTCCAAAAGTTCGTTGCGCTGCTGCTTGTGTTGCCTCTTGTTGCGCAACACGCTGCGCTGTTGTGCCCATTGGAAGCACCTCACCAGCTATTTGCAGGGCCTTTCCCATGCGGCCTTGAGGCCGAAACACGTCTTGAGTGTAGACTGGAATGCCGGCCTGTTCTGCCGCAGTAATAGACTCAAGCTGCCGTGGAGTTACTGCTGAAATTCTTGGAGCAATTCGCGGCTCCATTAAACCCCCACCAACAGCTCCAACAATGGTGCGCTCTATGCCTCCTCCTGTTGCCGCAGGAATTGCCCCTCCAATCGTTGAGCCTATTGCCACAGCGGCGATAGCACTTGCATCACCGGCTATTGCCTGCTGAATCGTATTCAACGCAGGGCGCATTGAAACCAAGTGTGGGGCAAGCTCCCCAATTGCTGTGCCTGTTCTAGTTGAGGTTCTAGAAGCATCAAACGCCGATTGAGCTTGTGCCGCTGTCTTTTCTTGAGGTGTCCTAAACGATTCGACTGCACCCTGAACCGCACCTCCTATACCTGCGCCTATTGCCGTTCCAAGTAGTAGCCCAACTGGGCCAGTAACTGGAGCAGACATAAGCCCAAGTTTTCCACCAATATATCCGCCAGCAGCCGCGCCACCTTGGCTTTCAGCGCCTCTAGCCATCGCGCCAAAAAAGGACGGGTCCATCTCCTGCTTGTACTGCTCCCATGCCGGTGCCAGCACCGGGTACTGCTGTGGGTCCAGCGTTGCCGTAGGACTCAAGCCACCAGAGGCTACTTCTTGATTTAGCACATCACGAAGGGAGCCAGCTTTTTCAAACGTCCCAGCCAGAGCCTGGACGTTGGACTCGGTTGGCGCACCACCTTGGGGTGACATGATCTTGAGCAGTTCTGCCGCCACTTCTTTGGGCGGAAACTCGTTGAGTGTGGCGCTGACGTTTTCGGCAGGCTTAAACTCAATCGGCTGCTGGAGCATCTGAGGGCTTTCAGCATAGGGAGACACTCCTACCGCAGGCTGCGCCTGCATCTGCCGAATAGCATCTGCGAGAGCCTTGGCGTCTGCTACATTGCCAGCGGCATCAGCTTTTACTAGCGCCGAACTGAGTTCTTCAATGGTAGGCATTAGCGGTACTTGTTAAGGAGAGACTCAAGATCAGGCGTCTCGGTGATCCGGTCGGTCTTTGTGGGTGCTTGAGTCGATTTTTGGCCAGCCCCCGGTGTGCCTCCTGTGCTTTTCCACCACTCTTGAAATCCAGTTTCTTTTGGAACAGTTTCTCCCATTACAGAAATTTCCCTTTTTGCATTTCCAATGTTACCATTTCGAGATACCCAAGATCCCTGAGAGTCTTGATAAGTAGCCTCTGTTGAATAAAGCCGCGCCATTCCCTCAACTGCTTTTCTAAATTGCTTTGGATTAGCATTTTCTGACATAAGTCCTTCTTTTGCAAATTGTAAATCTGTATTAGAAGCAGATCCTTTTGGAAGACTCCTGATTGCTTCAGAATTTTTAATTCTAATGTAATCTTTTTTTAGAGAGGTAATATCATTTGCAAGAAAAGGAATTTTATCAGCGATATATTGCTGGTAGGCTTGCCCCATTAGGCCTGTTGGAAGTTTTACCTCACCAGAATCTATTTTATCAAGAATCGACAAAGCTGTATTTGCTTTGTCGGAATACTCTTTTCCTTTGTCGATTGAATCTTTCAGGAGTTTTTTAGTAAATACGTCCTTAATTTCAACCTCTCCAGTTGCGCTTTCGCCTCTAGCTTTTGCGGCTTTTGCCTGCGCTTCTTCCGTAAGAGCTGCCTGCTTAGAAATATCAGCGCCGGCCCTTAACGCGTTGCTCGCTCGGTCCCATTTCTCTGGATAAGTATTGTAAAGGAAGTTTGACGCAGTAATTGCTGCGGCTCCGTAATCTTCCTTTTCAAGCATACTTTTGATTGGTTGCAAAAGCGTCAAGGTTGCAGCAGCATCTTTGTCGTTTGGATTGTCCTTTAAAGTGTTTTCTGCTCCGCTCAGTTGCTTATCAACCGAAGTTAAAGCAACAGCAGGCTTTCCAGCTTGAATAGAAAGCATCACGTCCGAAGCTGTGTTTGCCATAACATCTCCAGCCCTCGGGTAATCCGCCAGCATCTTTTGCAATGGCTCAAAAGCTTTTGGATTTTTAATGGTGCTTCTAATTGACAACTCTTGAAGCTTGTCTCTAGTTAAAGCCGTGGGATCTTTTGATGCCGCCAACACGTCAGCGTTAAATGCTTGCGTTTCTTTTATATCTGCCTGCTGTTGATCAAAGATGGTTTTGCTTTGCCGAAGCGCCTCTGCTCCTGTTGCTGTAGCCTGTCCAATCTGACCAAGCCGCGCCTGCTCAGTTTGAAGCTGGAGCGGCTGCATCTGCTGCGCGAACTGCGCCTGCTGCTGAGAAAGCTCCTGCTGCTGCTGAAGCCCCTTGAGCTGCTGAATCCCGAGCAGACTCTGAAGGAAGTTCTGCGCCGGAGGCTGCGGGATGTTAATCGTGTAGTCGTATGGTGCAGGCATAGAATTATTTATTGAGCGATAGCCCACCCACCTGCGCCACCCGGAGCAGTGGGCGCAGTAAAGTTAACCGGAGCGCCACCATAAGCCTGAGAAGCCGCAGATTCACTGCCGTAGAAGCCGCCGGTGCCAATCCCAGAAGTCATGGTTGGCCTATTTAATGCATTCATCAGCATGAAACTTTGAGCTCCTCCTCCAAACGCATTAGAGATTCCAGCCGCACCTTGCACATTAGCATTTGCCGCCCCAATCATTCCACCAGCTTGTGCTTGTGCTACACCGGTGAGCCCCGCGGCCTGCGCGGCCCCTTGTGCCGAGTAAAGGTTGCTAATGTTTGAGGCTGACTGTTGACCTGCTGCCGCCGTTCCGGCTGCTGAGTTTTGTCCTAGTTGAGTTAGGCCAGCCAGCTTTCCGTACTGAGACTCAATTAACTGGTTTAGCAGAGCCGGCCTAAACTGAGCCAAAGCGGCTTGGATGTTGCCGCCGCGAAGTCCGCCAGTGGCTGATGCGTTTTGGAGAATGCCTTGTTCACCTTGTTTTGCTAACTCTTGGTACTGCGCTGACTGCTTAATTTGATCAATTGCAGATTGTTGTTCTGTAGCGCCGCGAAGCCCGGCAAGCCCCTGCATTCCTTGAAGCGCACCTGGACCAGCTTGTGTATACGGAGATAGCAGTTCTTGTATTTTATCAAACTGCCGGCGCTGCTCTGAAATCGCTTGATTTTGAGCCTCTGTTTGAGCCTCTGTCGCTTTTCCTTGAGCATCTGCCTGAAGCTGCGAAGCACTTTTAGCCGCTTTACTGGCTTTGCTTGAAGAATAAACTATGGCACCGGCGCCAATAACTGCGGCACCTATTATAGCACTCATAAATTATGTAGTTGATGCACTCCGTTAAGTTTTAGACCTTGATAATAGTCTACTGTAATTTCTTCTCCATCAAATCCGCCCCTACATCCAGAAATATTTTTTAATGCCATCATGTAAATGTCGCCATTGTCATTTTTTACAAAAAAAGAGTTTGGGTCAACAGAATGATTTGCGTACCGTCCAATGGGGGTTCGACATCCGTTAAGAAGACCTGGACCTATAACTTCAAATGGTTCTATTGGCGCAGAAGCAAAGACGCCAGTGCCATGAATTGGAGATGGCTTCAGCATCGTTTTTATGCCTTCTCCAAACGGCATTTCAATGAGGTCTGATTCATTCACTGAAACTTCGTTAACCCATTCTTCAGTCATACCAAAAGAAGCAATGACGCTTTTAAAGTCAGAAATATCTTTGCCATGCAGTTCTTTCTGTAAAGAAAACTGCCGCTCTTTTCTGCCTTCAAGAATTAAATTTTTTTCAAGAAAAAGTTCTTCCAGCTTTTTGACATCACGCTCTTCAGTGGCGTAGACATTTTGCCACACTGTATCTTCAACAATGTAAGCAAGTTTCTGGCCTGGAGGAGACACCATTACCATAGGAGCCTTTAACTCTCTGACTTGTCCTCCTTCATTCAGAAACACTAATCGACCAGACACCAAAATATTGGTATGGGCGTGTTTATGTTTGTGTCCAAGCACCAAGTTCCCTGCGGGAAGTTTTGCTTCGCGAATGTAAACCCCAGGACCAAAATGATGAGACACAGGAAATTGATCTTGAGGAGCATCAAGAATCATTTCCGTAAATTGATCTAGAAGATCATTTGGAGCTGAAAGGTCTAGAACCACTAGGTGATCTCCCTCCCAGATGCGGTGATTGTGAGCGACGTAGCCGTGCCGGCCAGCGTCGAGATGAATCCTTCACGCTCAAGAACCTGACCAACAAGCTCTGGGCACAGGTAAGTCTCCCCGGGCACAATCGAGCGAGTCTTCACAATCAGATTGGCCGTACCAGCAGTTCCACCAGAAACCACCAGGTTAACGCTAAATGTCACGTTAACCGTGTTTGTGTTTGTGACCGTAAACTTGTCGAGAATGGCCTTGCAGTTAATCGCAGTGTACTGCGTTGTCTGCGAAGCTTCTGCCTGCTTGGGCGGGATGATGTTTTTGACAGTGACTGCCATATTAAGAGATGTTGTCGGTAACAGTAAGAATCACGGAAGGAATAGAAGGAACCGGTGAGCTTGCTGCCGAGGCAAATATCTGGCAAGTGGTGTCGTCTGTGCTCCACATCAGCTCAAAGTAGTCTCCGGCGTTGACTAGCAGCACAAAATTCCACGCAGCAACACACTCTGCATTGTTGCCTTGGATACGGATCTTAGTAGCACTGTCAGGAATGTCAATTCCGTTGATCCTGACCCATATGTAAACCGCACCTAGTCCGCCGGCGGTCTTCCCTAGCTGGGCCGAGAACTGGAAGTTATAAAGCCCCTCGGTGTCCAGATACACCCGGCTGGTTGGGGTTCCAACGTAAACGCCAAACGAGACGTCTGTAGCGTTAAGCGTCATCCCATACGCCGTGTTAATAGCGACAGCGGTTTGAGTTAGTGTGCTATGAAATGCACCGTAGCGTTTCCGGCGCTCGCTAACAACCGGGGGGGCAATGTCAACATCTTGAACTTGCGGGAACTGCGCTGGAGCCAAAGCAAGCAGCTCCACGGCGTTGGCCAGTTGAGAGAGAGAGTCTATCGCCATCTGTGCGCGTGCTCCCGCGCTTCCGGCGTCTGCATCAACTTCATCTGTTCTGTTTGAGAGAAGCGCCAGTTCCTCAATGATGTTGGCAATCTGCTCAAGAATCTGAGTGAAATCAATCGTGCTGACCTCAAAAAGCTGCTCGAACGCGCGGATCGCCCTGGGCGAAGGCAAGAACTGCGCAAGTTCATTCCGAGTCAGCGTGTACGGCCCACTCATACCATTAGCGGCTCAAGCGTTGCGTTTAGCCGCGCCACAGTAAGATGTGCGTCACTGGTTCCCCGAAACCGCTGCGCCCTCCACTGCCTCATACGGCCCTGCTGAAGCCAAGATAACCGCTTGCCACGCTGGCCGGTTACACCTGCCTTGCAGACCCGTTCTTGGCTGTAGGTTCTGCCGTCCTCGGTGTACGAGGTGAAGACGCTGGGATCGGCTCCAAACGTGGAGTTCCCAGTCAGTGACACCAGTTCTAGTTCGTGAAAGATTGCTCCGCGACTTTCGCCGTACAGAATGATGGTCGAAAAACTCCAGCCGTTAATCTCCCCCCAGTGAGCAGAGTTTTTGTCAGTAAAATACCCAAGCCGAACAGATTGGGGGTCCCCCACGATCCATTTGTCGTATACCCAAATGAAGTTTCTGGCCCGGTACTGAGACACAGAGTTTACGCCAGTGGAGAGAGTAAACCACACGGGCTGCCCAGCGGCTGCTGTAGCGGCGCCATCAAAGACAAAAGTTTGGTCTGGCAAATGAATGTACAGGTGCCGGAAGCCCTTATCCACTCGAGACTCCATCAGCACCTGAGACAGTACCTCCTCACTGTACGTTGCCAGCACCTGATCGACTTCGCGGCTTGAGATCTTTTGGCTGTCGCCGCCTGAGATTAACCAGATCGCCGGGGCTTCATTTCGGCCACCCCCAAGGAAAGCAATGCTTTCCATGAACAAACAGCAGGCGTTTGTGCCGATTGCTCCGCGCTGAATCTGAGCACCAGTGATGCGCTGGAATGGGAATAGAGGGGCACCCACGTTCTGGAACGCTTCAATCGTGTGCCGGTTGAGTGCGTAGACTTCATTGCGAACCTTTAAGAGCGCCACAATCGGATCAGGATCAGCTTCAGAGGAGCCGTACTTGATTGGGTTCACCGCAAATGGGTCCCCTAGCTCGGTGATTACCAGATATTGACCGTCCGTGGTCATAAAGTAGCCGTCCACCCAGACCATATCAAGGACCTTGCCGAGGTCTGGATCTTGGTTCTGCGCTAGCGTAGAGCCATCGTAAAGCCAAAGCTGCTCGCTCGAAGCAATTGCCAAGTGCGTGAACGAGTAGTCCATCGTGACTTGGCCGCTTCCGCCGATGCGGCCAACTATCGCGATAACGCCAGCAGAAGATACAGAGACAAGGAGTTCGCCCATGACCCGGTAATGGACGCCATTCCACTCAATTCCGCCCCGATCAATGCCAGGGCCGGTCGCCAATTCTACAATCCCGTCAGCGGGACGAAAATAGCCGTTGGATATTCCGCTCTGCTGAAAGACCGGCACCATGTTGCGAGGATAATCTACGCGGAAATCCGAGGCTTCATTGGTGTAGATTCCGTTGAGAATTGGGACCTGCATTTAGTGTGTAAATACACGAACAACAGCCATCAATCAAGCTGCTTAAAGCTTATTTTGAGACAGATACTCAGCAAGCCTTACGGCCTGTGGAGTTTCCTCTTCGATGATGCTGGCATAGCATGTCGCTCCGTATTGCTTAAAGACTATGGCATTATTTCTAAACCACCCCATGTGGTATCCAGACGTAATAAAATCCAAAAGCTTGAGAGTAGACACCGAATCGACAACGTAATTAAGCTCCGCGAATTTGCCGATCCAGTATTCCTTTGGTTGGCAGTTTATGTGGCCGTGCCCACCTTGATTTGGCACAGCAGCAGAAAACAAAACCGTAGGAGCCAGCGTCGTAAGCCTTTTGACAAGGTCGGCAGCCTTTGACTCTGGCAAGTGCTCTGCGACCTCAAGACACATGGCCAAGTCATAGCCTTTGTATTTGGCCTCAAACTCGTCCGAAAACACATCCATGATGTCGTATGGACACCCTGGGTCAAGATCAACCCCGTCTGCATCTACACCGGCATCCCGCAAGGCTTTCACATAGATCCCAGGGCCGCAGCCAACATCAATAATTCTCATAGGTACAAAGCTCTGTAGTTGAGTCCTACACCTGTAGTCAAAGGACGGTTATGATCTTCATACCAGCCTGCTTTATTAAACACGTCCGAGAAGTCAGCAAAGGCTCTTTCAAACTTAGGGCGTACAGCATCAAGACTGAAGTTCTCCTGGGCAAAGTTAATCATCTTGTTTCTGTCGATAGTGTCCACCAAGCGTATAGCTCTTTGAATGTCGCCCATGGAATTACAACGAAAGCCATTAACACCATCAACGATGTACTCTGTCATAGCCCCAACATCTGAACAAACTGGTACGCAACCACTCAGCATCATCTCAACCGCGGTGCCCCCAAACGGCTCCCAGTACGTCGAAAGCAGGAACCCAAACTTGGCCGTACCCATTAGCTGCTTGCGAGTGGCGATGTCAGCGTAGCCCAAGTATTCCACATGGCTCGGCCATTCATCAAACCCAGCATCAGTGGAGCTGCCTTGGCCGCAGACCTTCAGTTTAACTCCCATCCTGGAGCAGGCATCAATGGCAATATCCAGCCCCTTGTTTCTGCCGATCCTGCCGATGTAGAGCGCAAACTCTTCGCGATCTTGATCTGGACTAAAATCGTTTAGGTTAAAGTAATTCGGAACCACTCTCCAGTACCACTTTGGATCACAGTAAGAGACGCCCTGCGTGCCTACAAAGGCAGCTTTCAGCGGATACGACTCGTAGCACCGGAACTGAGCGAAAGCCCCACCTGAGCCTATCCCAGGCTCAACAATAATAAGGTCTGATTCGTTGGCTGATTCTGCTGCTGCCTGAGTGCCTCCCCAGAAGCAAAGCACAAGGTCGCCCTTCTTCTTTCTGGCCTTAATTTCCTTCGCCGCTCTCTCGTTAAACACTGTGTGAGCCAAATCCGTAATCCCATGCTTAAACAGGTTTTTCCGCCAGTCGTACTCTCCATACGCAGCAACAAGCGTTTCGTTGTCAATGACATCAACGTGCTCATGCGCGTCCGTGACTGAATCTGGGTGACCGTAGTGGACCGTGCGGTACTTGGTCGAGTCTTTGAACATGGTCAAGAACTTGCGAACCTTCTGGGTGAAAGCACAAGCCACATAGTCATCATTACTGATGGTATGTGGCACTGCTAGGCAATGGATTTGTGTCATTGCCGTCAAGCTATCTAGGCAGGCCAAGCCTGCAAGCGAAAACTACGCAGCCGGTTCTTCAGCAGGCAGAGGCGTGTTGCCTTCTGCGAGCCACGCTAGGTAGGCTTGGTAGTCTGTGTTGGCTGGGTCAAAAGGTATACACGCGCCGTCTGAAAGCCTGTAAACGCATTTAATGAAATCTTTTGATACAAGAGCTAGTTTATACATATTACAGTTCAGCTAAGAAAAGTTGACCTTGTGGCGAGTTGTATGAAGCATTTCCTGCAACAAGTCCAGATGCAACAGTGATACCAATTATCACTGATCCATCCCCTGATACCCCAGAAACAGTTGCACTTGATCCAGATAATTGTGTGGCATTTGCACTTGTGATTTGAAAACCAGAAGCTGATGAAAGCGTTGGAGTTGCTCTCAGTACAACTCCAAAACAAGGAAAATAAGCAACAGTTGTTGTAATAGCCTGTCCCGTAGCCCATCCAACTGGTCTGCAATACCTCTGGCATAGCGCCAACTCCGTGCCGTAGGGACGCGCATTAAACGAGGTCGCTGCTGTGCCCTTCTCAAGCTGGACGCCGGTGATGTAGAAGGTGTTTCCGGTGCCTGCGACTACGCTGGTTGCACCTGTAGCCGAGGTATAGTTTGAGCCAGCCCATGCTCCAGCAGTTCCGCTAAATGTGGCTCCGGCACCAAGGCTAAAATTTAAACTCACGCCAATACCACTGGTTGCCCCGATCCAAGTGCCGGTTGTGTCTCCTGCGATTGTGACCGTCTTTTGCTCCCAAGTGTTTGCTGCCGCAATTGCGTAGGTGAATGGGTAGCTACGGTTTGACGCGGAGTTCCTTAGTGAACCACCAAAAGTTCCAGTCAGATTAGAGCGAACCCAAAACGACAATGTTACGGAAGATGCACCGGCAGCTCCCCATCCAAAGTCTGCAAAGTTGAATCCTTCGATTTGCTGACGAATACCAAAGTTATCACCGGTAAGCACCGAATAAATACTTGACGATATTGCACCAAGATAATTTGCAAAACCAGTCGGCCCAGAAATGGCATTTGCATTCTGCTGAACTGAGAACTTTGAAGCTTGGGTCAACCCAGCCTGCCATCTGTCTAGCGTGTAGGCGCCATCTGTGGGCGTCACGCTAACTCCAGCGTTCCGCTGGTCGATGACCATTGCGCCGTTGATGATGCGGTTGAATCCAACCATCGCGGTTCCACCGCCTGGCTCCCACTGACTTGAGCCGCTGTTCCACGTCAACGCTTGGCCGCTGGTCGGCGCAGTAGACGCTACCGTGCGGCCTTGGATCTTGGCTACCGTAGCCGCCACAGTTCCGCCTTGG